ATAATAAAAAAGATACTTATACTCAAGACTCTATTGAGTATATTTATTTTCCTTATTGGAAATTTTTAGAGCCTATGGGATACGATGAGATTATAAAAGTAGAAAGTCTTTCCGAAGATTTGTCAAAGTTACCTTTTATAAATAAAAAAGTAAATATACCAAGAGTAAATTCTACAAAAAAGTATCCTACATGGCAAGAGTTAGAAACGCCTGAACGCAAAGAAAAGATTATTGCCTGGGCAGGAAAAGACTTCGAATTATTTGGTTATGAAACTACTTAACGGAGAGTGGCTGTTTGTTTCCACTCGTAAATGTGCAACAAACTCTATGTATGAAGCACTTCCTGGTAAAAGAATTGAAGGCTTTCATGGTATACCTGATACAAGATTAGCTCCAATACATTGGACTATTGTTCGCAATCCATACGATAGAGCTTTGAGTATTTGGGGATCCACCTGTAATAGATCAGGAGATAAATACGGTGCAAAGTTTAGATTAGGGGATGATTTATCTTTTAAAAACTTTGCAAAACGTATATTAGCAGTAAAAAGTTTTCATAAACCTATATTTGCAAATATGTCATTTCATCACGACTTATTTATGTTAGATGATTATGTACAAATTGAAAATTTAAATGAAGGTGTTAAACGTATAACAGGACTAGACATAAATATACCTCACTTAAATACTTCTAAACATGAATATGTTATGGACGAAGAAGATATTTATAATGTAAATTTATGGGCTGGCGAGGATTTTAATAGATATAATTATGAACAGAGATAACGTATTTGAACAGTTAAAAATTGACGAAGGTGTAGTATATGAGATTTATGAAGATCACTTAGGATATGCTACATTTGGAGTAGGTCACTTAATCACTCCAAACGATCTAGAGTATAATTGGGCTATCGGCACTCCTATCCCAGAAGAACGAGTAGCAGAAGCATTTGAAAATGATTTAAATATTGCTATTCTTGAGTGTAAAATGCTTTATGAAGAAGCTTGGGATATGTTTTGTGACGAGGTAAAAGAAATTCTAGTGAACATGATGTTTAATTTAGGTCGTCCTCGTCTATCAAAATTTAAGAAGATGAACGCCAACCTAAAAATTGGTAATCATAAAGAAGCTGCAAAAGAAGGTAGAGATTCTTTATGGTATAGACAAGTAGGGAATAGAGCAGAGCGTTTGATGGCGAGGTTAGAGAACATTGAAACAGTATCATAATTGGTATGTGCCAGAGGAAGAAACTTCTGGTATACGAGATATAATTAGAGAATGGACTAATAAAGGAGAGGCAGTAGTAAATATGCTACCTCAACGCCGTACTGTTGTTCAAGCAGGGGGAAATTTAGGCGTTTTTCCAAAAGGATTAGCTAAGTACTTTAATAAAGTAGTAACTTTTGAACCTATTCAAAGTAACTTAGAATGTATGCTCAAAAATATAGATACTATTGAAAACATAGATGTATATAACTGCGCATTAGGTGCAGAAGATACAAGAGCAAATTTTAAATCAACAATTAAAGGTAATTGTGGAGCTACTCAAATAACTTTTTCTACAGAAGGAGATATGTCAGTAATACCATTAGATTCTTTAGAATTAGATGATGTAGACTTATTGTGGCTAGATGTAGAAGGAACAGAAGTTGAAGCTCTCAACGGGGCTATAGAAACCATAGAAAGATGTAGACCTATTATTGTAACAGAAAATAATGGCTTAATACCTGCTTATCCATCTGGCTTAGAGGGATCCCCAGGATTTAGATCGTGGGTAGAGCATACTTTTGGGTATTCTTATAAAGCTAGGTTAATGAGAGATGATATTTTTAAACCTGTATAAAAAATTTTTATGACGAACACAAAAATTTTTATTAAGGTAAGGGCAAAAAACTTCTTGACATTTTAGATCGAAGCCTGTATAATATATTCATAGTCGGGAAGTAAGCGATTATTTCTATTAACAAAATTTTGAGCAGGTATCGTATAAAGGCAATACCTCAGCCTTCCAAGCTGATGATGCGAGTTCGATTCTCGCTACCTGCTCCACAACAGGAGAATATTATGAACTTAGTAAAGAAAACAGTAGGCGTAGCAGTAATCGGTGCAGCATTTTTGGCAGCTCCAGTAATGGCACAAGATGAAGCTCGTGGCAATGTATACGGCAACTCTATGCAGTCAGGTAATGCTAAAGGTAATGCAACTGGTGAAGGTGAAGCAACTTTCACTATGTCATTTACTGGTAAAGGTCGTACTCAAGGCGACTTCAAAGGCTCAGGCAACAGCGTAGTTGACGGTGCTGGAAGCGCAGTTGGTAGCGACAAGTAATAAAACATAGAAGTTTTAGAGACCCTACGGGGTCTCTTTTTGTTAGGAGTAAAAATGCAAGAAGTAGATTATTCAAGCCAAAGGTTCTTTTTAAGTGAAGAATCTGAAAAGAAATTAGAGGATGTAAACCCTCAATTAGCAAAAGTAGTTCGTAAGGCTATTGCAATCTCTGATTTAGAGTTTCAAGTGCTAGAAGGTAAACGATCTACACAAGAACATATGGCATACTATGAGAAAGGTATTACTCAAGTATCTGATCACTCATCGCATCTATATGGATATGCAGTCGATTTAGTAGCACTTGTAGATGGTAGAATTGTACTGGAGCAAGAACCTTACGATGATATTGTAGAGTGTATGAAAATTGCAGCAACAGAATTAGGAGTAAAGTTACGTTGGGGAGGAGCACCTCACTGGCATGATATTACAACCTATAACGGGTTCATCGAAGATCTAGCAAATGATTATGTAGATCAACGTAGAAGGTTTGATAAAAGACCTGTGATCGATGTACACCACTTCGAATTAGCTTTAGATTAAAGCAAGCCCTCTTCGGAGGGTTTTTTATTTTTATTATGTTAGGATTAGGATCGATAGTATCCTCCATAGCGGGGTTAGGACAAAGCTACCTAGAAGGTAGAAATGCAGAAGTAAAGGCTAAAGCAGAAGCCAAAGCAGAAGTAATTAAAACAGCAGCTAAAAGTACCGCAGACTGGGAAAGAGTAATGGCTCAAAATAGTGGTCAATCGTGGAAAGACGAATGGCTAACACTATTATTTAGTATTCCTCTTATCTTATGTTTCATACCGGATTATAGACAGTATGTAACAGATGGTTTTGCAGTACTTGCTACAATGCCGGAGTGGTACCAATATACACTGTCAGTAATTGTAGCAGCTTCGTTTGGTGTTAGATCTGCCGTAGGAATCATGAAAGCTAAAAAATAAATCTTGACTTTCCTTGCTTTTGCTTTTATAATATATGTCTAAGTGAGGATTTATGAATTTATTTTACCTAGATAATGATTTAGACAAGTGTGCAGAGTATCATGTTGACAAACATATTGTCAAGATGCCTCTTGAGGTAGCTCAGATACTCTGCACAACTATATGGATTGACAAGCACTTGGGATTTATTCCTCGTGCCCTTAATAAAGAGGAGTCAGACCATCTCAATTCTTTGAAAAAAGAAATCAAACACCTTAAACCAGAGGAGCGTCCATTAACACCATACTTACCTATGATGTACAATCACCCTTGTACTATATGGGCACGCTCGTCCCTCGATAATTTTGAGTGGACTCATTGCTACGGTAATGCTCTAGGTGACGAATATTCTTATCGCTATGGCGGTAAGACACACAAATCTGTAGATGTAATCAATAATTTGCCAGACCCAGAAAAGTTAGAACGTGTAGGTTTTACTACGTTCGGACTTGCTATGCCTGACATATTGAAAGACTACGATAACCCAATTCAATCCTATCGTGATTATTATCACCTTGACAAAGGTACTTTTGCCGAGTGGTCACACAGACCAAAACCACCATGGTGGGATGAAGAATTAGCAGACTATGACAAAAGGATAACAAGTGCGTAGAGATAAAGTAATTTTAACGGACGTTGATGGTGTACTTCTTGACTGGGAGTATGCTTTTGATCGTTGGATGTATCGTCATGGCTATACACTGGTAAAGCCTGAAGAATACTTAGTAAGTAAAAAGTATGATATGGAACACAAAGAGTCACGTAGACTTATTAAAATGTTCAATGAGTCAGCATCTATTCGTAAGATTCCACCTTTACGAGATGCTATAAAATATGTGAAAAAACTACACGAAGAACATGGTTATGTATTTCATGTAGTAACCTCACAAACAGATGACGAGTATGCTCAAACACTGCGTAAGAAAAACTTACGAGAGATCTTTGGACCTTCAGTGTTTGAAACATTTATTATCTTAGGTACTGGGGACGATAAAGATGAAGCTCTAGCACCTTATAAAGATACACAATGTTGGTGGATAGAAGATAAACCAGAAAATGCACAAGTAGGTTATTATGCAGGACTAGATGCACTTTTAATGCATCAACCACATAATGCTTTAATGTCAGGTATGTTTAAACGAGTTTATAACTGGAAAGATGTTTATGAAAGAATTACAGGAAGAAGTTGATCGTTTCGCACTAGAACAGCAGATTTTTGCTTGTTGGAATGTGCTAGATGATGTTCAAACAGTTTTAGAATATGTAGATAATGATGCTAATATGTCTTCTCACAGTGCTGATAAAATTGGCAATATGTTAATTGGTATGAAGGCAATCTACGAACAGAAGTTTAATAAAGTATTTAGTACTTTTGAAACTTTAGTTAGCAGAGGAGATTTAAAATGAGTAATATGGTAGATCACCCAGATCACTACCAAGCTGATGATGGTATGGAAGTAATTGATATTATCGAGGCATTTAATCTTGACTTTCACACTGGAAACGCTATAAAATATATACTTAGGGCTGGTAAAAAAGGAGACGCAGTGGAAGATTATAACAAAGCTATCTGGTATCTTGAACGTAAAGTCGCTAAGGAAGAGCAAGATTTTTATTATAAAAATAACCAACCAGAGTTTGACTTCGGAGATACTTCTCCACGAGAAGAAATAAACTGGGATAGTTGGTTTGAAGATGATGAACGTATGGATATTATTGGTCGCAACGGGAACGATGGCAGCCATTATTATGATGATGAGGAACGATGAAAATAACTTACTGTAACAAAGATGCTTTTCTGCGTGATGTGTGGGAATTTATGTACGATAAAACTGATATTGCAGTAGACGTACAAAATCAAATTATTACTATATATAATATTTGTGCGAGTGATTTAACTGGTGCGATTGATAGGTATAAAGGTGAGGTTTCTAAAATATCATGAGTGGGCATTTAATTGCAGTAACAGGTGTTATTTATACCTATGTTTTTGTTGACCAGTTTTTAAAAGGTAATACTGGAATGGGTTTAGCGTATCTTGGGTATGCTTTTTCTAATATTGGTTTATTTATGGCGGTAACTAAGTAATGGCTAGAGTTAAAAGAAAAGACTACGAAAACTTATCTGGCTCAAATATTGACAAGGTTATTTCTGCACTTGGCGGAGAAAATCCTATATCTAAAAAAGATGCCTGTGCTATGCTAAATATTGCATACAATACTACTCGTCTACAGAAAATTATTGACGAACGTATTGAGCGTAAAGAGTATGTTAAGACTCGTAAAGCTCAGCTTCGTGGTAAACCTGCCAGTGATGCAGAGATTGCAGATACTATCACTCGTTTTCTTTCTGGGGAAACTATTTCAGAAATCGCAGCGGGGTTGTATCGTTCTCCTGCGTTTATCAAAAATGTGATTGAACGTGTAGGTGTACCGCAACCAACAACAGAAAAAATTAATTATCTACCGGACGAATGTACGGCAGAGAGTTTTGATGCAGGTGAGATTGTATGGTCAGCTCGTTATGACAAGCCTGCCATCGTAGAACACGAATTGTCGGTAAACTACCAAGCTGAGAAAATGGGCTTCTCAGATGTGAACTACGAAGAAAAGTACGGTAGCAAGTGCTATTCTATTTTTATACTAGAGTCCGAAGGTGACGATAGTGATGCCCTTGTTCGCGCAGGTAAAGCGGGTTACTATGCGTACTCACTTGCATATGATTTAGGTAAGCTAGAGCATCTGCAAAAATATAAGATTAATTTATCACGTATTTAAAAATAGTTCTTGACATTTATATCGAAAACATCTATAATATATAAATATTGAGAGTGAGGAAGCAAATGGGCGACCGATTTTATTTACAACAACAACGTAAACGAGGTAAACGTAAAATGGCATGGGATGACGAGAAAAAAGCAGCAGTAGTAGAAGCATATGAATCTGCTGAGCCAACTCCAGAAACTTCAATGGAGATCGTTAAAGAAATCGCAGAAGAATACGATGAGTCACCTAATGGTGTTCGTATGGTTCTAACTAAAGCTGGTGTATATGTTAAGAAAACTCCAGCGGCTGGTGGCTCTAAGTCATCAGGCTCTACCGGTGGTGGTCGAGTATCAAAGCAAGCAGCTCAAGATGCACTTGTAGCAGCTATCTCTGATGCAGGTCAAGAGGTGGACGAAGATGTTGTCAGTAAACTTACTGGCAAAGCTGCACAGTATTTTACTAAGGTACTGACAGCAGTAAACGGCTAATTAACTTTAACCAGAGCCACCCTCTTAATTGAGGGTGGTTTTCTGCGTTCTAAAGCAATGACCTTTTAGATTTGGACGGCAAAAGATTTTGCTAATCTTACTAAAAAGGAGTTATTGTGAAAAAACAAGAGTTAGCAGACTTAGTACGCGTTCAGGGCGATAGCATTATTACTTATCGTAGCGAAAAAAGTAATAAGCTAAAATATAATGTATGTACTTTAGATTTTAGTACACCTTATATTCAAACGAAAAAGAACAGAGCAAAAGAAACAGATGAAACCCTACTAATGTTTTGTTGGGACACTGATTCTTATCGCCTGTTAAAACCTGCCAATGTGACTAGTGTAGTAGCTTTATCTTCCGTTTTACAAAACGAGGATTGAGATGGAACTATACGAAGCACCAGAAGTCTATGAAAAAATAGTACACTACGATGAAGCAAAAGAAACTCAAATTAGATTGAGTGTCAATTCTTTTCGCGGAGTAGAGTATCTACATTTAAGAAAATATTATCTAGGTTTTGAAGAAGAGTGGCTTCCATCCTCTGATGGGGTGTGCTTTCCTATTGACTTTAATAATTCTAGAGAATTATTCTCTGGCTTAGTAGAGATTATCTCTCTAGCAGAAAGTAAAGAAATTATAGAAGAACACTTTTTGGATTTGATTCAAAACATTTACACCAAATAATTCTTGACTTTTCCTGCCTGACCCTGTATAATATATATCTTAGTGAGGAAAGGTATGATTGAATTTCTTAGAAAAGCTAGTGACGCTTACTACAACGGTAAGCCTATCATTTCAGACGATGAATTTGATTCGCTAGTTAATATGTATGGGTATGATGAACTTGGTCATCGTGTGACCAACGGAACACCTCATATGTATAAAATGTATTCATTACAAAAATTCTTTGATATAAATGACGCTCCAGAACTTAGTGGTTACGTTTGTACTCCTAAGCTGGATGGTGCTGCTGTGTCTTTGTTATATGCTAATGGTACATTAGTACTTGGTCTTACTCGTGGCGATGGCAACATTGGTCGTAATATTACTGAAAAACTTGCAACTTTGGTTCCTCCTAGTATCGAAGTTGATGGTCTAGTTCAGATTACGGGTGAAGTTGTTTGTCCCTCCAATGTACCAAATGCTAGAAATGTAGCCTCTGGCTCACTAAACTTAAAGTTTATGGACGAGTTTTTAGAACGTCCATTGACTTTTGTAGCCTATGATATTACTGGCGCAAAGTTTTCTACTTGGACTGAAGCTATGGACTTCCTAGCTACTCAGAGATTTCAAGTAGTAACAACTTTTGATGCTAGTAATTATCCTACTGATGGTCGAGTTTATCGTATTAATAAGTATGATAAATTTGAAAACATGGGCTATACTGCTCATCACCCTCGTGGAGCTTTTGCATTAAAAGAGCAGAAACGTGGTGTTCAAACTGAATTACTTGATGTTGTGTGGCAAGTTGGCAAATCAGGAGTTGTTAGTCCTGTTGCTATACTTGAACCTGTAGAGGTAGAAGGAGCTGTTGTGAGCAGAGCTACTCTACATAATATCGAGTACATTCGCTCTCTAGGTCTAGAAATTGGATGCACAGTCGAAGTTATTAGAAGTGGTGAGATCATCCCTCGTATTGTTCGCAGGGTAGACCTTCCAAAAAATAGTTCTTGACTTTTATCTAAATTTTTCATATAATATACTTTCACTTTTCAGAGAACCGTGCAAATGTTTAAAGAGATTATTCCTCCTACAG